TTGGCTTGCTCGTTGATTGTCTCAAGTGCATTCACGCCATTGTAAATAGCGGCTGATACAGTTTTGAATGTGTTGATTGTGTCAATCATGATGTAAACCCTTTCGATTTAACCGGGCGATCAGGCTTGATCGTTTGCCGGTAAGTGAATTATAACATCGTTTCGCCCGCCTTGTCACGTTTTGTTTTTCCTACCAGTAGGAATTCCCGCGCACCGCGTCGCCCCCATGGGCAACCAGTTCCCCGCGACCCCACCGTACCCCCACCAAGCCTTTTGGGCGCGACCGCATGGCTGCACTATGCACTGTATTACGTTCAAACAAAAACCAATTTTCTAACGTTTCGCCCATTTAGCCATGTTTGATTCCTAGAACCCACCCCCCTTCTCGAAAAAACGCCTATGCGAAAAATTTTTTGCAAAAAATTTTTTGGTTTTCCGTTCCAGAACACACTACACACGATACTGTTTTATGTTGTATCATGCGGCCATGATCCTGCTGACACCAGAGCTGAGCGTCCCCCTGCCATCCGAGCGGGAAGGAATGCTGTTGCTGCATGAGAAGACCGATGCCCTGTTCCACACGGCTGAGTTTTTGACCGCATTTGGGGTTCCGTCCGAGCCTTCGGAAGAAGATCAGGTGGCTGCCCGCGCTGCGTTCCATGAATCCATCAACACGGTGCAGAACTCCACACTGCCGTTGGCCAAAACCGAAGCGATCAAAACCAGCGCCGCTGCCCGGCACCTCAAAGCGGTGCTCAGTGAGTATGACGAGATCGTGGTCAAGTCGGCTGTGCAGATTCGCACCTATGTCACCAACAAGCTGATTGAAGAGACGACCCACCCCGATGCCCGTATCCGCATGCGAGCCTTGGAACTGCTGGGTAAAGTGGGCGACGTGGGTCTGTTCGTTGAGCGGTCAGAAGTTACCGTGCGCCACAAGACCACCGTGGAGCTGGAAGATTCGATCAAGAGCCGGATTGCCAAGCTGCTGGAGATGCGAAGCACAGCGGAAGACGTTGTGGATGTGAGCCCCAAAGAGCCCGACCCCAAGGCGGCAGCTGCAGAGCTGCTGCGGGAGGATGCGGATGATTGACTTTTCCAACTTCACCATCGAGGAGTTGCTCAAGCTGGACTTGGCCAAGATGGATGCGGAGGATTTGGAAGCGTTTGATGCCGCGTTGGCCGAGTTGGAACGGCGCGAAGCCGCAAAGCTGGCACGGGATAGCTTGATCGAGTTCTGCAAGCGCATGAGCCCGGACTACAAGGTGGGTAAACACCACAAGCGTCTGGCCAAGTTGCTGGAAGACATGGCGTACAACCGCAAAGACCGGATTGCGGTGTCGATTCCACCCCGCCATGGCAAGAGTCAGCTCGTGTCGATTTACTTTCCAGCATGGTTTTTGGGAAATTTCCCCAACAAGAAGGTGCTGATGGTGTCGCACACCACTGATTTGGCGGTGGATTTCGGTCGCAAGGTGCGAAATTTGGTGGATCAACCCACCTACAAAGACATTTTCCCCACAGTCGTGCTGGCTGCAGACTCCAAGAGTGCCGGTCGGTGGAACACCAACGAGGGCGGAGAGTATTTCGCCTGCGGTGTGGGCTCCGCGCTGGCTGGTCGTGGTGCTGACTTCCTGATCGTGGACGATCCGTTCTCGGAACAGGACATCCTGAACGGCAACTACGAGGTGTTTACCAAAGCATATGAGTGGTTCACGTTCGGAGCTCGCACGCGACTGATGCCCGGGGGGCGGGTTGCGATTGTGCACACTCGTTGGCATCCCAACGACCTGATCGGGATGATGGCCAAGGACATGGCCCGCAACGACGACACGGATCAGTATGAATTTTTTGAGTTTCCTGCAATCTTCAACGAAGGAACCGAGAGCGAGAAGGCTCTGTGGCCCGAGTTTTTTGATCTGGATGCCTTAAAACGCACCCGAGCGTCGATGCCCACGTTCCAGTGGAACGCCCAGTATCAGCAGAACCCCACATCCGAAGAAGGGGCGATGGTCAAGCGCGAGTGGTGGCGGCAGTGGGAAGAGGAAGACCCCCCAGAGCTGGACTTTGTCATCATGACGCTGGACGCGGCGGCGGAAAAGAACAACCGTGCTGACTTTACAGCGCTGCTGACGTGGGGAGTGTTCAGCCACCCCCGCCTGACAGAAAACAAGCCCAACATTATCTTGTTGAACGCGATCAACGTGCGGGTGGAGTTCTACGAGCTTAAAGAGCTGGCACTGCGGGAATACAAGGAATGGGAGCCCGAGTCGTTTATCGTTGAAAAGAAGTCCAACGGAACCCCGCTGTACCAAGAGCTGCGGCGCATGGGCATTCCGGTCCAAGAATTTACCCCCCACAGGGGTACTGGGGACAAAGTTGCCCGCTTGAATGCTGTTTCAGATATTTTCAGATCAGGCATGGTCTGGTATCCTGCCGGTAGACGCTGGGCTGAAGCGGTAGTTGAGCAAGTCGCGGCTTTTCCGGCGTCAGAAAATGACGACATGGTTGACTGCACAAGCATGGCATTGCACCGCTTTCGGAGTGGTGGGTTTATCAGCTTGAACAGCGACGAAAAAGATGACCTGTACGACTACCGGCGCAAGGCAGCGTACTATTAAGGAACCTACATGGCCACGAACATTGACAAAGCACTCTTTCAGCAACCCACGGGCATTGATGCCGCAGGGGAGGCGGAGGAGCCGATCGAAATTGAGATTGTTGACCCGGAGGCTGTGAACATCGACATGGGTGATGTGGAGATCAGCATTGAGAAGGGCGAGCCCAGCATCGACGACTTCGATGCCAACTTGGCCGAGTACCTACCCGCCAACCAGATGGCCACCATGATCACGGACTTGGTCTCGGACATTGAGAACGACCGCAACTCCCGCAAAGAGTGGGAGAAAGCCTACGTCACAGGCCTCAAACTGCTGGGCCTGCAGATTGAAGAGCGCACAGAGCCTTGGGACGGCGCATCCGGCGTGTTCCACCCCATGATCACAGAGGCTGTTGTAAGGTTCCAGAGCGAAACCATCACGGAAACCTTCCCTGCCATGGGTCCTGTGCGGACCAAAATCATCGGCAAAGAGACGCCCGAGAAGAAAGACGCCGCCATGCGCGTCCAAGATGACATGAACTTCCAGCTCACGGAAGTCATGCAGGAGTTCCGCCCAGAGCACGAGCGCATGCTGTGGAGCCTCCCGGCTACGGGTTCGGCATTCAAAAAGGTCTATTTCGACCCCAACTTCGGGCGTCAAACGTCTGTATTTATCCCTGCCGAAGACATCTTGCTGCCCTACGGCACCTCGGACATCCAGACTTGCTACCGTGTCACGCACGTCATGCGCAAGACCGAGAACGAGATCATCAAACTCCAGCAGGCGGGGTTCTACCGCGACGTGGACATTGGCTCCCCAGACAAGGCGATCGATGAGATCAACAAGGCCAAGGACAAAGAGACCGGCTTCGCTGACCTGAACGACGAGCGCTTCACGTTGTGCGAAAGCCACGTGGACTTGGTGCTCAAGGACGACCCCCTGTGCGAGAAAGACGACGATGGCGAGCCCACAGGCGTTGCGCTGCCGTACGTGATCACATACATCCGTGGCTCAAACACCGTGCTGGCCATCCGCCGCAACTGGGACGAAGACGACAGCCTGCACTTGAAGCGCCAGCACTTCGTGCACTACCAGTACATTCCCGGCTTCGGGGCATATGGCTTCGGTCTGTTCCACCTGATCGGTGGGTTTGCCAACTCGGCCACCAGCTTGATGCGCCAGCTGATCGACGCAGGCACGCTGTCCAACCTGCCCGGCGGTTTGAAGTCTCGTGGCCTGCGGATCAAGGGTGACGACACGCCGATCGCTCCGGGCGAGTTCCGCGACGTGGATGTGGGCTCGGGCACGATCCGCGACAACATCTTGCCGCTGCCTTACAAAGACCCATCACAGACTTTGTATCAGTTGCTCAACACCGTGGTGGAAGAGGGCCGTCGTTTTGCCGCAACAGCAGATATGAAGATCAGCGACATGGGTGCCA